TTTATTTCTCCAGTTTTTCGAGAAGATATTGCTTAACGGTTGCCGCCTTGGCAGCGTCGAGCGTTGAGTATTCTCCGAAATAGTCGAGCGCTTGCCCATCGAAGCGATATGGCGAAAAAGTGCGCCCAGTGATTTGAACGGCGAAAAACGTTTTGCGTCCGCCGATCCGAAGCTCGTAATCGTCGTCGAACTCGTCGCCACCGTTGACGTAAACGAAAGTTGCTTTGTGCTTTTGCATCTTCGTTCTCCGCTTAGCGAAAGTTGTCAGTGAGAAGATAAAACTGCGCTTCCGTTCCGTTGTCGCCGTAATCGGCAATACGCTCTTGGACGCGCGATTGATTTTCGTTTTCGTAACGACGTTCGGCCAAAATCTTTTTAAGGCGAAGCGCTGCGATAAAGGCTGCGATTTTCATTGGAATTGCTCCCATCGGTTTCGAAACGTTCGTTGCGAACGTTTGCGGGGGAAAAAAAGGAAGTTTTACTGTTTGGTCGTTGTAGAGCGCGGAAGTTTCCGCTGTTCTTCGTAGCGTCGGAGAAGTTCATCCATCGGCAAATTCTCGATTGACGTAACGCACTCGTGCGCGTTGAACGACGAGTTATTTTTGAATGATTGGCCACACTCGATGCAGCGATGAACCATTTTCATTTTCTATCTCCTAGGTGTTGCCCAGAGCGTTGCGCGTTGGGCGAAGTTCCTCTTGAACTTCGATAGAGCGCCGTTAAGCGCCCCATCGAAGCTCAAGAAAAAGAGACGCGACGTTGCTATGCGTGCGTCTCGTTTTTCTTTCTTCGCGTTCTCGCGACGGCTTTGGACGCCGGGCCGTTTTGGAAGCGGCCTATTTTTTCCCATTTCGTAGAGCTTTTTATTTTCTTATCGCTACTGGGAGCGCGCGAGAACTTCTTGGTCCCACCTTAAGGCCACTATTTATTGGCCACCTTCGGCTTATTCCCAGTCCCAATTTGTATCGATATTTTAGGGGTTTGCCGTACCCCCGCCAAGCGAAAAAGGCGATAATTATCGCCTACAGCGCCAAGCGGTTTTAAGGGTTAAAAACTGGTATATCGCTGCTCGACGTAGGAATCGGGCAAAAACGCGAATCCCCATGGTCCCGCGCTGGTACGCCGCCAGAACGAAATCCCGGCAGGAAAACTTGGCGCTGCGCAATCTGGCTCGCCAGCAATTCGAAGCGTATTCCCCGCACGTCGAGATCAAGCGCACGATCCGTAGGCGAATCATCTCGACGAGTGAGCCGATTTTCCCCGGCTATGTTCTGATTAAATTCGCCCTGGCGGACGCAAGCTGGCGTGCCATCAACAGCACGCGCGGAATCGTCTCGCTGATAATGACTGGCGAAAATGGAATACCCGCGCCGCTGCCCGTTGGAGAGGTCGAAGCCATCCAACGCCGTGAAAAATCAGGAGAATTAATCATTGCGCGCGACGATTTAATTCGCCGCGGCGATAAGGTCCGGATCAAATTTGGCACTGCGGCAGACGCCATTGGCAAGGTGATATTCACACGTGGCGAGCGCATCGAATTGCTGCTGCATTTACTCGGACGCGAGACGCGGGTAAAAGCGCCACTACATGCGGTGGAGAAAATTTAATCCTCCACAATATGCGGGAATCGCCCGCCAGTGCGGTAGCCGTTGTCTCGTATGTCGAAAGACACAGACGAATCGGTCAGTGGTAACCCATAAACGGTAAAACCGATGGACCACAAATGCCGCAAATTCAGTTCGAGCCTTCCGGAGAAGATGTCGTGCTATTGGCACTGACGATCATGGTGTTCTGTGTTTGGGCATGGGTTTGGCTGTGAAAAAACCGCCATGGCAATGGATGTATAATTCCCTGCAATGGCGAATGCTTCGGCTTAGGCAGTTAAAAGATCATCCGCTTTGCCAAAAATGCCTGCAATTAGGCATCGTTAAGCCAGCGAAAGTTGTCCATCACGTCGAGCCACATCGAGGCGACTGGATGAAGTTCAACAATTCGCCGCTCGAAAGCCTCTGCAAGGAATGCCACGACCAACATACTGCCAGCGTCGAGCGATCCGGCAAACCGGTTAAGCCCCGCATCGGCTTAGACGGTTGGCCGGTATGAGGTAGCGCAAATGGATCTAAACACATTGCTACTTGGCCTAGTTGCGCTCATGAATCTGGTAACTGTTGTTGTGGCTTACCGTACGCTCAGATTGACAGAGCAAGTCGAGATCGCCACCAATAGCATGAAGGATGCTCTCGTTAAGACGACAGGCGAGGCCCGCTTTGCAGAAGGTAAGGCGGAAGGAAGGCGCGAGCGCCCATGAATAGCGAGTGGCCTATGCCGCTTGCGATCTCTCTTGTCGTTCTGGTGATTGTGTTCGCCTATCTGCTTACGCACGCTCATTAAGGGAATGCCCCAGTGTTGGGCTTTAAGATATTCTGCTCCAATCTAAGAGCCGGTGGCTGGCAAGGCACAGTTATCGTTATTGCTGGCATGCTCGATCCTCAGGGATATCTATTCGTCACGCCCCACCCTCTCGATACGAACGACAACGAGCGTCGGCAGTAATGGCGAACTGCTCGACATATCGAGAGGCAATACCACCGTCGCATAAGCGTGGCGCTATCAAGCCACTACTGGCCTTTCGCGTTCGTGCCAGCGAGCACCGCGCAATCCAGATGGCAGCTAGCCATGTAGGACTACGAACGGCGCAATTCATTCGAGATGCAGTCAATAAGGAAGCTCGCCGTGTTCTCGCTATCGATGCAATTGCGGAAATTGAAAAAACCTAATAATCATTGAGAAAGACCACCGGGGGGCATGAAAACATACGATTTAAGCGTCGATCAAAGAGCGTCGAGCGCTTTTTGCGCATTAAATCGTAACAGGGCCGAAAATGGATAGTGACAAAAACGAAACAGAGGCCATGACGGGAACGGATGCCGTCGATACACCACCGCGTTATCGCAAACGTGGCCGCCCGCAAAAAGACGACAAGCTGAACGTTATCGACGGGGGTTTTGCTGGCGCTGCCAAACGCCCAGACCCGCCCGAATATCTACCCACCACGCACAAGAAGATTTGGAAGCAGATTGTCGCGTCTGAACCCGTTGATTTCTTCCAAAGCCAAGCAACCCAGGAAATGTTGCTCGACTTGGTAGGTCACCGCGCGGAGATCGATCGGTTAAACGCCGTTCTCTATCAGTTCAAGAACGAGTGGATCAAAAACGGCGAAGGGTTCAAGAGATATAACGCCCTGATCAAATCGCGTGGAAACGAGACCAGCAATTATTCGAAATTGGCGACGCGACTGCGCTTAACCAACCAAAGCCGCTATACGCCTGCCGCCGCTGCCACTGCCTCGCGAAATACGTCAAAGGTCCGTCCTTGGGAAGAGGACTAGATGGCGCTTACCGTCGCCAATCTGGAAAAGGCGCTAGGGGTAAGATCAACCCGGGTTGCTGATCGTTACTGGCGCGAGCCGCCGCCGCTGCATTGGTGGGTAAAGCTCGATCCGCTATCTCGGCTGCTGATTATCGCGGTATGGGTGGGCGCTTTGATCGCGCTCGTCGCGACGGTTTACGGGGCATGAAGAAACCGCTCAGCCCAGCCCAGCGCGTCGCCCGCAATATCCGCTGGATCGAGCGCTACTGCCGCATCCCTGAGGGCAAGGATATCGGCAAGGCCGTACGGCTTAGGCCATTTCAGAAAGCTTGGATCAAAGCGATCTATGGCAATCCGCACGGAACGCGAACCGCGATCCTCAGCGTCGGTCGAAAGAACGCCAAGACCACTTTTGCCGCGTTTCTGCTTCTGCTGCATCTCGTCGGGCCGGAAAGCGTTCCAAACGCCCAGCTATTCTCGACCGCCCAGAGCAAGGAACAGGCGGCAGTAATTTTCGCTCTCGCAGCGAAAATTGTACGGATCGCGGCTGACCTACGCGGCTGCGTGGTCATCCGCGATACGGCAAAGCAGCTTTTCTGCCCAGAACGCGGGACGCTCTATCGCGCTTTGAGCGCGGACGTATCGACGGCGCACGGCCTTTCGCCAGCATTTATGGTGCACGACGAGCTTGGGCAGGTACGCGGTCCGAGATCGGCGCTGTACGAAGCGATGGAAACGGCGACTGGTGCGCAAGAGCACCCGCTAAGCGTGATTATCTCGACGCAAGCGCCCACCGATAACGATCTGCTGTCGCAGCTCATCGACGACGCGATAAAGGGCGAAGATAAGCGGGTGGTCCTCGAATATGCCACGGCTCCAAAGGATCTGGACCCGTTCTCTATCGAGGCGATTAAAGCGGCCAATCCGGCCTTTGGGGATTTCCTCAACGAGACCGAAGTCCTCGCGATGGCGGAAGGTGCGCGGCGTATGCCCAGCGCGGAGGCCGCTTACCGAAATCTCGTGCTGAACCAGCGCGTCGAGCAAAGCAATCCGTTTATCTCGAAAGCGGTCTGGGATTTGAACGCTGGCGCGATTGCCGAGGATTTCGATCAACTGGAAGCGTACGGCGGGCTGGACTTATCCACCGTAAACGATTTGACGTGTTTGGAGCGGGTGGCGAGGGTCGGCGATCTATGGTCGATCAAATCGAATTTCTGGCTTCCGCTCGACGGTTTGGCGGAAAAGGCGCGGCACGACAGAGCGCCCTATGACGTCTGGTGGCAAAATGGCCTGTTGGAAACTACCCCGGGTAAGGCCATCGAATACGATTACATCGCCCGCTATATCATGAACCTTTTGCAGACGACGAAGCTGCGCAAGATCGCATTTGATCGCTGGAATTGGGCCCATTTTCGCGCGGCGCTGGTGCGCCAGGGCATGGCGGAATCGGCAATCGATGAGACGTTTATCGAGTTCGGGCAGGGCTACCAATCGATGTCGCCCGCGCTGCTGCAATTGGAAGCTTTGCTACTTGCTGGCAAAATGCGCCACGCGAATCACCCCGTTCTGGCAATGTGTGCCAACAACGCGGTAGTAACCCGCGATCCAGCGGGCTCGAGGAAACTGGATAAGTCGAAGGCGCGCGGACGGATTGACGGGATGGTCGCGCTGACGATGGCAACGGGGATTGCTTTGGGCGCTCAGCCGAAAACGACCGAATACAAGATTCTTGTGGTTTAGGTACCTAAAGGTACCTAAAGGTACCTTTCTGTACATTGGAGACAGGGACGATGAACAAGCCGCTCGAAAACGCAAATCGTATGTATTCGATCCTCAACGTGAAGAAGGTCGATGCCACGCTGCGTAAAATCTCCGGTATCGCGACGACGCCGACGACTGATCGGATGGGCGATATCGTCGAGCCGAAGGGCGTCATCTTCAAAAATCCAATGCCGCTGCTCTGGCAGCACAATCACGAACAGCCGGTAGGCGAGGTTCGTTTCGGCAAAGCGACGGACGATGGCATTCCGTTCGAAGCGCAAGTGGCCGATCCAAACGACGCGGAATCGAGCAATCTGCGCGAGCGTTTGTTGGAAGCTTGGGACAGCGTGAAGATGGGATTGGTGAAAGCCGTTTCCATCGGTTTCGTCCCGCTGGAATATAATTTCATGAAAGAAGGCGGGATGCGCTTTGAAAAAAGCGAAGTCTATGAGCTCTCGCTTGTGACGATTCCCGCAAACGCGGAAGCTACGATTACGACTATACGGGCGTTCGATATCGCTACCGCGATGGGTGGCGAAGCGCTCGCAAATTTGAAGAAACACTGGGACGCGCCTGTCCCTGTTCTGCCTAGCGTTATCAAACGTGTCCCGGCGATTCGGGCCAAACCTCAGACCCCCGCCAAATTGGCAACAAAGGAGAGTTCGATGCCGAGGACTATTGCGGAACAGATTTCCGCATACGAGGCCAAGCACGCCGCGAATATCGCCGCGATGAAGGCCATCATGGACAAGTCGGAAGAGACAGGCGAAACGCTCGGTCAAGAGCAGAGCGAAAAATACGATGCGCTCGATTCGGAAAACATTTCCGTCATCGATACATCAAGCGCCTGAAGCGCCTCGACGATATCCAGAAATCGCAGCTTATGCCGGTCGTCGCCGAGGAAGAGAAAAAGCGCGTGGGCGATCCGGATAATTCGTTCCGCCGCCCGGTCGTCGCCAGCGTGAGGGCGAACGTGCCGGAAGGTACATCGTTTATCCGCTACTGCATGGCGCTCGCTGCCGGTAAGGGCGATCTGATGCGCTCGATCCGTTACGCGAAAGCATCGATGCAGCACGGCGGCTGGTCGAACACGCCCGAAGTGCTCGACATGGTCGAAAATCTCGACGAAGGCATGATGCACAAAGCCGCGGTTGGCGCCGGTACAACGACCGACGCTACATGGGCATCGCCGCTGGTTGCTTATACGCAGGCCGCTGAGGAATATATCAACCTCTTGCGCCCCGCTACGATCATCGGACGGATTCCCGGCTTGCGCCGCGTTCCGTTCAATATCCAAA